CGCGGGGAACTTGCGATTGCAATGGATAAGGCAGGGATACTCCGAGCGCACACGGTGAGGTGCTTGCTTGGTACGCCTGGTACGGTGATCGGTAAACGAAAGCCAGCATTTGACTCTGCGCTTGCTATTGCCGGCGCAGCAGGGTTCGACATCGTCCTGCGTAAACGCACATGATCACTAAGCGTATAGCCATCGTCGCTGTCAATGAAGACGGCTATCGCATCGGGCAATCGCATCACAACGCAAGAATCTCAGATTATGCAGTACAGTGCATAAGGGACGCACGGGAGGAAAGAGGGCTTTCCTACGGCAAATTAGCGTCAATGTTTAAACTATCAAAGTCCACCATACAGAAATTATGCAACTATGAAAGACGCGCCCAAATCCCTCGCGCTTACAAAAAAGTCACCCAGTACCTCTGTGATCAAACGACCAGTGGGACGGCCGCAGCGCACCGGAATCATGAACAACCCCAAGGCACTTGAGGTTCTCCAGTGGCTTGCAAACGGGGGAACACTGCTTGAGTTTGCCAAGATTACGGGCAACCCATGCGTTGCAACTGTGCATCAATGGAAAGACGAAGACGAAGATTTTAGTAGACTTTATAAGGTCGCGAGGGACAAAGGCCAGGAAGCAATGCTTGAGGAGTGCAAGACCCTGTGCGACACAGAGCCTACAGACGCAGTACAAGCCGCTTGGAGGCGTTTGCAGGTCGATACCCGGATGAAGTGCCTTCGGATGTGGAACCCCGCTCGGTGGGCAGAGCGCGTTGACATGAACCATTCCGGTGGCATTAGCCTGATGGTGGCAACAGGCGTACCGGAGCGGTAATGGCTCGCACCGTCAGTTTGCAGTACAAGCCGCGAGCATGGCAACGGACATGCCATGTCAGTAAGCGCAGGTTCACAGTGCTTGCCCTGCACCGTCGCGCTGGCAAGACCGAACTTGCCATCATGGAGTTGATTGACAAGGCGATCCGATTCAAACAAGAACTCGGCCTGTTCTTCTACATTGCCCCGTTCCTGAAGCAAGCCAAGGCTATTGCTTGGGCGCGGCTCAAACAGAAACTTGCGCCACTCCTCATGGAGAACGCGATTGACATTAACGAGGGCGACTTGCTTGTCACGTTCAAGCACAATGGGTGCGTCATTCGTATATTCGGTGGCGACAACCCCGACGCAATGCGCGGTGTGCGCCTCGATGGATGCGTGATTGACGAGGTGTCACAGGTCAAACCGGAGGTGTGGAACGACATCATTCAGCCGGCGTTGTCTGACCGTCAGGGCTGGGCAATGTTCATCGGCACACCGTCAGGTATCAACCTGTTCAGCGAGTTGTACTACCGCGCACAGTCGTTGCCTGATTGGAACGCCGCTCGGTACACGGTCTACGACACCCAGGCAATTGATCCCAATGAAGTCGAACGCCTGAAGCGCGACATGCCTGAGACTGCGTTTGCTCGCGAGTACCTGTGCGACTTTGCCGCCGCTGGCGATGACCAGTTGATCAGCCTGTCTGACGCTGAACTTGCAGCAAGCCGCGAATATACGGACAAGGACATTGAAGGGTCACCCCGCATCCTTGGCGTTGACCCTGCACGATTCGGTGATGACCGCAGCGTCATTGTCAAACGTCAAGGATTGATCATGTTCCCGCCTCTTGTGTACAGGGGCATTGACAACATGGAACTTGCCGCTCGCGTTGCATCGGTCATGGAATCCTGGGAGCCGGACGCGGTGTTTGTTGACAGCGGTGCAGGTGCAGGAGTGATTGACAGACTTCGCCAACTCGACTTTGATCCCATCGAAGTGCCGTTTGGTGGCCGCGCAATTCAGCCCGATCAGTTTGTCAATCGACGCACCGAGATGTGGTGGGGCATGAAGGAATGGATTGAGCAGGGTGGAGCAATACCGAATGACGTTCAATTGAAGCAAGAGATGGCAACGCCTGTGTATTGGTTTGATCAGGCTGGTCGCAAGGTGCTTGAGTCAAAGGACGAGATCAAGAAGCGTTTGCAAGGTGGCGCATCACCTGATCTTGCCGATGCGCTTGCGTTGACGTTTGCATATTCGGTTCGTAAACGATCCTTATTTGACAAGTACAAGCGCAAGTCAACTGCGAACGAAGAGTATGACCCATACAAACACGTTGTCTAGTACCCGTATGCACGGTGTAGAGGGCTAATTTATGCTGACGATTCGCCGCGCAACAATTGACGATGTGGAGGTTCTTACGCATATGAGTAGGCAATTCCACAACTTCGCGCCACACGCAGCGATGATCAACGCAACCGACACGGAACTGGAAGCCGCGATCCACGCGCTCATGGAACATGGGTGTGTGTTCGTCGCTGACCTCGGTGGCGTAGTCGTTGCCATGCTTGGCGCAATCATCAACCCCATTTGGTTCTGCCCCCGTGTCAAGATGGCGCACGAACTTGCATGGTGGGTCAACGAAGACGCACGAGGTAGCCGGGCAGCAATCCTTCTTGTCAAGGCTTACGAAGCGTGGGCAAAGGAACAAGGCGCACAGGTCGCCACAATGTCAGACCTGATGGTCAACACCACCGTGGAGCGGATGCTCACTCGGATGGGATTCCAGGCAAGCGAACGAACATACGCAAAGGAACTGTAATGCCACTATTTACATCAGTTGGACTTGCTCTTGGAGCATCAGCAGCAACCGCGGCCGCAACCGGAGCAGCAGCAATTGGAGCCGGCGCAGCCGCTATTGGAACGGGCGTATCTGCCGCATCTGCAATGCAGGGTCAACAGGCGCAGCAAGACGCTGCTCGCCAACAGAAGAAGGCGCAGACCCAGGCAACGGCAGCAGCAGCCTCCCAGCAACGCCAAAGCGAGATGGCAATCAATGCCGCCAACCGCCGCTCACCCGATGTCAGCAGCATCATGGCGGGTGCATCAAAGGCAGCAGGTGGTGGTGTTGGCGGAACAATGCTTACCGGGCCGGCAGGTGTTGACCCGAACTCGCTCGCGCTCGGACGCAGTTCGCTGCTAGGTGGATAAACATGAGTCAATACACTGGCGACAACAACTCGTACGAAAACGCTCCAACACGCGACAGGCTGTTTACGCGGTGGGGTCAACTCAAGTCTGAACGTGCGTCTTGGTGGGCGCACTATCAGGAGTTGACAACCTTCATCCTCCCTCGCAATGGTCGATACTTCACGCAAGACCGCGACAAAGGATACCGCCGGCACAATGCCATCTACGACAACACAGGGACTCGCGCCCTACGAACTCTCGGTGCAGGGATGATGGCTGGTGCAACTTCGCCGGCGCGGCCGTGGTTTCGACTCGGAACCGCCGACCCTGAGTTGAACTCCTACCAGCCAGTTAAACTGTGGCTTGATGATGTCACGAAGCGCATGCAGTTGGTCTTTCAACGATCCAACACCTATCGCGCATTGCACGGAATGTACGAGGAACTTGGGACATTTGGTACGGCCGCCTCGATTGTGCTGCCGGACTTCAGTAATGTCATCCACCAGTACCCCGTGACTTGTGGCGAGTATTGCATTGCCACGGACTATCAGGGTCGCGTTTGCACCCTGTACCGAGAATTTGAAAAGACCGTCAGCGAACTCGTCAAAGAGTTTGGCTACAAGAACTGTTCAACAAGTGTGCAGAACCAATTTGATAGGGGTTCCCTTGACCAATGGATCACCATTATTCATGCGATTGAACCTCGCGCTGACCGCGATCATTCAAAGCGCGACAACAAGAATATGCCGTGGGGTAGTTGGTACTTCGAAGTTGGAGGAGAACCAAACAAGTTCTTGTCCGAGAGTGGATTTGCTCAATTCCCATGCCTTGTCCCTCGCTGGTCAACCGTTGGGGGTGATATCTACGGGAACTCGCCTGGCATGGAAGCACTGGGTGACATCAAGCAACTGCAACACGAACAACTACGCAAGGCGCAGGTCATCGACTACCAGACGAAACCGCCGCTGCAAGTCCCGGCGAACATGAAGAACCGCGACGTTGAGATGTTGCCTGGTGGTATCACGTTTGTCGATGGTGTCAACTCAGGGATCAAGACTGCGTTTGAGGTCAACCTGAACCTACAACACCTGCTCGGCGACATTCAAGATGTGCGCGAGCGCGTTCGCGGGTCGTTCTACGCTGACC